CTTGTATGCCGGTGTGGTGGCTTGGAACCTTAAGGAGTTTTTGAAGTGACCGAACTTTACCTTAAAGCGGCCACCGAAGCCGAATTGAACGCCGCGCTGATCGAGGCGGGGCTGATTGACGAGCAGGTCATTCAAGTCCAGACCGGCGAAGACGATGACGGCAATCCCGTGATCGAAGACGCCACCGTGCTTGTGCCCGCCCCCGGCGTATGCCTTGACGTGATCGGCCCGATCACCCGCGCGACCGGCGTGGACAAGAAAGGCGAGCCGATCCTCACGACTTACCCGGAGCATCACGTTAACGTGCTGTGCAACGCCTTGAGCGAGGATCAGGACGCGCTGCTCAAGCCGTTCGTGATCGTGCCGCCGGAAACCCCGTACCGCGTCTGGGCGCGCTGATGCCCTGCGGCTCGGATCTCTCGGTCAAACGCTACGCCAAAGGCGGCGGCGCTTGGACCCGCAAAGAGGGGCAAAACCCTGAGGGTGGTCTGAACGCAAAGGGCCGCGCGTCGCTGCGCGCACAAGGTCATGACATCAAGCCACCTGTCAGCGCCAAGCAGGCCAAGAAATCGCCCAAAGCCGCTGCCCGCCGCAAGAGCTTCTGCGCCCGGATGTCAGGCATGCCCGGCCCCATGAAGGACGAGAAGGGCCGCCCCACCCGCAAGGCGCTCTCGCTCCGCAAGTGGGACTGCAAGGCCGAAGGCGGACTGGTCGAGAAGCCGGTCTGGGATAAGCCGCGCCCCGAGAAACTGGGAGCGCCCAAGAGCCTCTCGGTCAAGAAGAAAGCCGCCGCAAAGCGGCGCGCCAAGGCTGCCGGCCGGCCTTACCCAAACGCCGTCGATAACTTCGCCGTGGCGCGGGCTGGTAAGAAAAAGTGACCGAGAAGCTTTGCCGGACTTGTGATACGGTAAAACCGATAGGCGAGTTTTGGAAGAACCAGACCGCTTGCATACCTTGCACGAAGCACAAGCAGAAAACTAGGTGGAACAGCCGCACCCCGGCCAAACGGCTGGAGCAGCATCTCAAGTACAAATACGGCGTGTCGCATGCGGAGTTTTTAGAGGCGTGGAACGACCAAAAAGGTCTCTGCGCTATCTGCGAAAACGAGTTGCCGGACTTGATGACCTACGACAACCGTCGCCGGGGTTACGCCATAGACCACAACCACGAAACCGGGGCTTTCAGGGGCGTCCTGTGCCTCAAATGTAATTCGCTGCTTGGTATGGCATCGGAAAGCGTTTCTGTGCTAAAAGCGGCGATAAAGTACCTGACGGAGCGTGGCTCCTACGACAATCTCGCTGCCGCGCGCAGGAAGGGAAAGTAACATGGACGGTTTCAAGAACACCACCAAGACCCAGTACAGCATGGGCGGCTCCTGCGCGGGCCCGCGCGGCGCGGCGGCCATGTCGAAGGCCTCGAAGGCTTTCCGCAGCGGAGGGATGGTAGAGGGCATCTCCTCGCGCCCCAAACCGATCCCGGGCGGCGACCCGGCGGTCCGCGCAGCCGTCGCGCGGGGCAACCGCGTGCAAGCCGAAGAGGCCGCGGCCGATCGGCTGCTGATGCGTACCCCGGAGCCCAAACCCGTGCGCAAGCCCCCGGTGAAGTACAAAGGCTGACAAAGCCTTGCCGACTTGCCGGGGTTAGGCTATACGTCGGGGCAGGCCAGAAAGGTGTGCTCCGACGTAGCGCGCTGCTGAAACAGACAGCGAGCGAACTTCCATGGCGTACTCAGGCACCGTCTCTCAGACAGTATTCACGACCCAGAAAGTCATCGACAGCGCCATGCGGCGCTGCCGCCTGCGCGCCGAGCAGATCACCGCTGAGCACATCAGCATCGCCAATGACCAGCTCTACCTGCTGCTCTCGGATCTCGCCAACCGCGGTCTGCAACTGTGGTGCATCGAAAAAACCATCTACCCGCTGTATAACGGCGTCGCGACCATCGCCACGATCGATGGCACTGTCGACCTGCTGAACAGCAACCTGCGGTACCTCACAGAGGTGACCGGCACGAACACCGACACGGCGACCTCGCGCACTATCGAGTTCGATACCGACACGGTCGTCACCACCGTCGGCATCAAGTGGGATGGCCCATCGGTTCCACTGGACTTCGAGCAATCCTACGACGGGATTGTCTGGACCAACATCCAGAGCGAGACCCCCTCGGCTGCCGCCGGCGAGTGGTCGTGGATCGACGTTGCGGCCACGGTGGCGGCGCCGTATTTCCGGGTCAGCACCACGGCACCAGCCCTCACCTACCTGCGGCTGTACACCGGCAACAACCCAACTGAAATCCCGCTGTCCCGCCTCAACCGCGACCAGTACACCTCGCTCCCGAACAAGACCTTCCCCAGCAACCGCCCGCTGCAGTTTTGGCTGGATCGTAAGGTCACCACCCCCGTGCTGAACCTGTGGCCGGTTCCGAACAGCGCCGCCGAGACCTCGCAGATCGTCGTCTGGGCCCAGCGCCACATCATGGACGTCGGGACCATGACCCAGCAGATCGAAGTCCCGCAGCGCTGGTTGGAGGCGATTACCGCCGGCCTCGCCGCCAAGCTCGCCATGGAGGTCGCCGAAGTCGACCTGAGCGTCATCGGCCTGCTCGACAGCAAGGCCGCCATCGCCCTCGACATCGCGCAGCAGGAAGAACAGGACGACAGTCCGTTCACCATGATGCCCAACATCTCTGCGTACACGAGCTGACGCATGCCGAAGTTCCTCAACACCAAGGGTCGCCCCTCTCTGGGTATCGGGATCTGCGGCCGCTGCAGCCGTAAATTCCCGCTGGACCAATTGTTCGAAGACCGCAACGCCCCGGGTCTGCGCGTGTGCCGCGCCGATTTGGACGACCTCGATCCCTACCGGCTGCCGGCGCGGCAGTCGGAGGACATCACCCTCCGCTTTCCGCGACCCGATACCCCCCTCGATCTTCCCGGGGGTGGGTCATGACACACGGCGGGGCGCTTCGCTCCCGCGCTGCCGTGCGGCCCCGGCGGCGCCCAGTCTCCCGCCGCCGGGGTCAACTCGTAAGGACTTGAAGCAATGGCTGACCAGAAGATCAGTACTCTCGACGACGCAGCGCTGCCGCTCAGCGGCAACGAGCTCTTGGAGATGTCGCAGCTCATCGGCGAGGCGTACGGCAGCGTCAAGGGCACCTCTGCGAATGTCTCGTTCGCCGGGACGAAGTATGGCTCGTTCTATGACCTCACCGACCAGACCGGTAGCGTATCAGCGGCGACCGCGGTAAAGCTCAGCGGGACGGATCTCTCGCGCGGCGTCACTGTCGTCACCAACGGCTCCGCGCTGACCCGGGTCACGTTCTCGGAGGGCGGCGTCTACATGGTGGCCCCCAGCATCCAGTTCGTGAATTCGGATACCAGCGATCATGACGCGACGATCTGGTTCTCCAAGAACGGCACGGCGCTGGCGGCGTCGGCCAGCCGCATGACGATCCCGAAGGCGGCGGATGGCGGCGCGGCGCTCTTCCAGATCGTCTACTACGTCTCAGTGGCCGGCGGCGACTATGTTGAGGTGATGTGGCTCCCCGAGAACGCCGCGGTCACGATCGACACCACGGCGGCCGGCGCCATTGCCCCGGCAGTTCCGTCGGTCCTCCTCGTGACGGAAAGGATCAGCCTGTGATCGAGAAGCTAATCTCCCGGGTGTTCCTGACCCGCAACCTCGCGCACTTCGAACACTGGCGCGCCAAGGGCTCCGGCAGCTACGCCCGCCACATGGCCCTCGGCGCGTTCTACGACGACGTCATTGACGCACTGGACGCCCTTGTCGAAGCGTATCAGGGCGCAAACGATCTCATCGGCACTATCCCGGTGCCTGAGCGCCAGACCGATGTCATGGAGGCCCTGCAGGCCGACGCGGATTGGATCGAAACCAACCACGAGGCGATCTGCGGCAAGAACCGCGCGGTCGGCAATCTGCTCGACAACGTGACGGCCGTGTATCTCACCGCCCTCTACAAGCTCAAGAACCTGAAGTGAGTACCCGGACTATGTCAGAAATGGACCCGCAAGTTCAGTCATCGCTGATCAGCGCCGCTGGCGGTGTTATTACCGGCCTGCTGGGCGGCAAGTGGTGGCACTCACGCCAGCGCGTGGCCGACGAGCGCTGCGAGAAGATCTGCAGGCTCATGGTCAACAGCTTCGACAAGCTGCTGACCGCGTTGGAAGTGGCCGGCGAGCCTCCCGTGCTCAAGGTCGCCGTGCGCGATGCGCGGGACAGCATCGTGACCGCCAAGAACTACCTCGGGCTGTCCGGCGCGGAGCTGGTCATCCATAAGAGCGTGGAGTAACCGATATGGCCATCACCCTCGGAAAGACCTCACTCGAGCGCCTCGCGACCTGCCATCCCGACTTGCAGCGGGTCGTCAAGCGCGCCGCCAAGCTGGCGAAGAAGGAAGACGACTTTACTGTGCTCGAGGGCGTGCGCACCAAGGAGCAGATGATGATCAACTACGGCAAGGGCCGCACCGCCGCGCAGCTCGCCGCCAAGGGCATCCCGGCTAAGTACGCCAAGCCCGACGCCGCCAAGGTGACGTGGCTGAGCAATCCTTTTGCCAGCGCGCACGCCAAGCAGGCTGACGGCTACAGCCGCGCTGTCGACCTCGCGCCGTATCCGATCGACTGGAACAACATCGCCCGCTTCGACCGGATCGCCAAGCTCATGCTGGAAGCCGCGGTGCTTGAGGGCGTTGCCATCCGCTGGGGCGCTGACTGGGACCGTGACGGCAAGCCCCGGGAGCGCGGCGAAACCGACAGCCCCCACTTCGAGTTGGCCCGGCAATGAGCATCAAGGACCGCATCCTAGCCGCTGAGAAAGTCGCGCTCTGCATCATCCGCAAGTGGTGGCGGCCAGTCACCTGCGTCTGGATCGCGGCCACGATGGCGGTGCATGGCGTGGTCGTGCCCCTGTACATGCTGCTTAAGCACGGGCAGGCGCCTACAGATCTGGCCGCGCTGGCGGCCCTCGTCACCGCGATCGCCGCAGCTTTCGCTGTCAGGGAGTGGGGCAAAATAAAGGGGTCAGGGGATGTTTAACCCGCTGATCTTCTATTCGGCCGGCGCAGCTCTGCTGCTCGGTCTTGCGGCGGGCTGGTCCGTTCGTGATTGGAAGGCGGATGCCGACCAGCTCGCCGCTGTAAACAAGGGGCACGCCGCCGAGCTGGCTGCGGCCAAGGCGGCCGCTGCGCCGTCCGCGGATCTCGAGGCAATCCTCGCAGATTTGCGCCCGGCCTCGATCGAGACGCGCAACACCATTCGTGAGGTCTACCGAAATGTGGAAGTTCCTGCTGATTGCGCTGTCCCTGCCGCTGGTGTCGGGCTGCTCAACGACGCGCGTGACCGCGCAAATACCGCTGCCGCCGGCGAACCTAGCGCAGCTGTGCGACCAACTGCCGAAGCTGCCGCAGCCGCTGACCGACCCTGATCGGCTGCAGTGGGAGGCGGACGTGGTCTACATCTACGCGGCGTGCGCCGCCCGGCACGCGGCGACCGTCCGCGCGTGGGAAGACGCTGTGCGCGCGGCCGAAAAGCGATATAAGGACCGACTATGGCGACCACGATGACCTTCGAGACGTTGAAGCAAGACGTCCAGCACTATCTGGAACGCGGCACCACCGCGGCCGCGGACCCGATCGTGTTCGCCCAGATCCCTCGGCTGATCAACCTCGCCGAGCGCCGCTGCGCACGCGAGCTGAAGGTTCAGGGCTTCATCAACGTGGTCGTAACCGACATGATCCCCGGGCAGTCGGTGTACGACAAGCCGGACCGCTGGCGGGACACGGTGTCGATCAACATCGGCACCGGGGTTGGCAACGTCACGCGCAAGACCCTTTTCACCCGGGCGTACGAATACCTTCGCTCCTATTGGCCGGACGCCGCCCAGACCGGAGAGCCGGTCTTCTACAGCGAATACGACTACAGCCACTGGCTGTTCGCCCCCACGCCCGACGCCGCGTACCCGATGGAAATCCTGTATTACGAGCTGCCCCCGCTGCTCGACGACACCCAGCAAACGAACTGGCTGACCGAGTACGCCCCGCAGCTTCTGCTTTATGCCACCCTGCTCGAGGCCACGCCGTTCCTGAAGAACGACGAGCGCATTCCGGTTTGGCAGAACATGTATGACCGCGCCGCCGCCATGTTGAATGGCGAAGACCTGTCGAAAATTCTTGACCGCTCGGCGACGCGCGGCGAGGCCTGAGGAAACTGCGATGACCTACACCCAAATCTTCGGCGGCAGCACGATCTACCCGTCGGACGTCAGCCTGCTGGATCTTGAGCTCACCGCCAACGTCACCCTCGAGTGGCCGCTGGAGAGCAACGGCGCCGAGGCTCCGGCTGCGCGGATCATCGATGTTACTGCCACGGGCGATTACGACCTCGTGCTGCCGGACGCGACGCTGACCGGTGCGGGGCAGACGATCCTGCTCAACAACCTGTCGGCCAGCAGCTCGTCTTTCACGGTCAAGGACGCCGAGGGCGGCATTCTCGCAACCGTAGCTGTCGGCGAGCAGTGGCAGCTCTATCTGGCCGAGACGGCGACCCCCGGCGGTATCTGGCGCGTATTCCGTTTCGGCGCCTCGACCGCCACGGTGCAGCCCTCGAGCCTCGCGGGCTACGGCCTGACCACGACCAGCAATACGCTGTCGCAGTCTATGCCGGTCATCACGTTCACTGACACTCCGCGCACCCTGCTGCTGACGGAGCGGGCCTCGGTGATGGTGTGGACCGGAACCGGTTCGGGCACGCTGAGCCTGATGGCCACGGTGACCGCCGGCAACAACTTCTTCATCTCGGTCCGCAACTCTGGAGGCGGCGCCCTGACGATCGACGCCGCGGGGTCCGAGCTGATTGACGGTGCGCCGACCCTGATGCTGCAGCCCGGCGATAGCGCCACGCTCACCACCGACGGTCTGGCGTGGTACAGCGTCGGCCTCGGGCAGCAAGCCGTGTTTGCATTCGACTTCACCTCGATTGCCATTTCCGGCGGCACGTACACGCTGGCGGGCTCGGAGCTCAACCGCATCGCCTACCGCTTCACGGGCACGCTGATCAGCGACGCTACGGTGATTGTGCCGCCCACTGTCCAGCAGTACTGGATCGACAACGCCACCACTGGTGCGTACACTCTGACGCTGAAGACCGCCAGCGGGACCGGCGTGGCCGTGACGCAGGGCGCCCGCGGCATCTACTACTGCGACGGCACCAACTTCGTAGACGCGGACACCTCGACGGTCTCGCTGCCTGTCAGCGCGGCCAACGGCGGGACGGGCATCGTGTCGTACACCGCCGGCGACCTGCTCTACGCCTCGTCACCGAGCAATCTGGCCAAGCTGTCCGATGTCGCCGTCGGCAACGCCCTGCTCTCGGGCGGGGTGGGTATGGCTCCGGCGTATGGTAAGATCGGGCTGTCCACGCACGTCACAGGGGTGCTGCCGATCGCCAATGGCGGTACCGGCGCATCGGACGCGGCCGGCGCGCGTGCAAATCTCGGTGTCGGGTCCGTTACCTCCGTCGCTGTAAGCGGCGGCACCACCGGCCTGACGACCTCCGGCGGCCCGATCACGAGCAGCGGGACTATCACGATTGCCGGCACCCTTGGGGTGGCCAACGGTGGCACCGGCGCAACCTCTCTGACTAGTGGCTATCTGGTTAAGGGCAATGGCACTTCGGCGGTGTCGGCGTCCGTGGTTTACGAGAGCGCCGGAAATATCGGGATCGGCACGAGCAGCCCGACCGTCAAGCTGGATGTGATCGGTAGCGTCAACATGGGCGCTACGCTGACGACTGGGACGGGCGTTAGCACCGGGGATGTCCAGCTTGAACTTGGTGCCAACCGAACCGGCAACGGCAACACCTATATGGATTGGCACGCCACCGCCGGTACGGACTTTGAGAGCCGTATCATCCGCTATGGTGGCGCCAACGGCGGCTTGGACATCATCAACTTGGGCTCGGGTGGGATGGTCCTCTCACAAGAGGGCGCGGCACCTATGGTGTTCAAGACCAGCGCCGTCGAGCGAGTGCGGATTGATAGCGCCGGAAATGTCGGCATCGGTACGAACAACCCGCAGGCTAAGCTGCACACCCGCCCGACGACTGACGTTAACTTCTGGGTAACCAACGACACCACGACGCTGCGCGTTCTCGCGATCAACGATGCTGCCAGCGCTTACATTAATTGGCGCCGAGATGCCAATCAGCACTCCTTCGAGACCAGCGGGTCCGAGCGCTTCCGTATCGGGCCGGCGGGCCAGATCGGCCTGAGTGGCGCGAACTATGGCACCAGCGGGCAGGTTCTTACTTCGCAGGGGTCTGGATCGGCCCCGGTGTGGGCGAGCATCGCGGCTGGCGGCACGGTAACCAGCGTGAACGTGTCTGGTGGTACCACCGGCCTCACCTTCTCCGGCGGCCCCATCACGACCAGCGGCACCATCACCGCGGCCGGCACTCTCGCGGTAGCGAATGGCGGTACCGGGGCGACCACCGCAAGTGGGGCACGGACGGCGCTTGATGTCCCGTCGACCTCTGGTTCCGGCGCGACCGGCACTTGGGGTATTGGCATCTCAGGCAACGCCGCGACTGTGACGAACGGGGTGTACACCACCGGCACACAGACCATCGGTGGCGAGAAGATATTCAGCGGCACCATCTACCTCGCTGATGGCGGCTTCATGTTCAACAGCGATGGCGCCCGTGACACGGGGATCAGCTGGGCCTCTGATGGCGTCATGAACGTCCGCTGCAACGCCGTGACAATCGGCCAGTTCAGCACCTCGGGCTTCTCGGGCAACGCCGCGACAGCGACGAAGCTGGCTACCGCCAACTTCAGCATCGAGGAGAGCGGCGGCGTTCTGTACATCAAGTACGGCGGCACCAACATCGCCAAGATCGACAGCTCTGGGAACTTCACCACGCTCGCCAACGTCACTGCATATGGGACTGTCTGATGACCCTGCCGACCAGTGGGCCGCTGACCCTAGCAAGCATCCAGTCAGAGTTCGGTGGTAGCAACCCCATCTCGCTGAATGAATACTACGCAGGCGGGGCGTATGTCCCGGCCGGCACCAGTGGCACGTACGGGGCGGTTCCGTCGAGCGGTGCGATCAGCATCCGCAACTTCTACGGAACCACTGCAGTCGTGATCAGCATCAGCGACACCGCCGTGTCCGACATCACGGGCGGGGCATCCTCTGCGAACGCTGAGTACCGCCTTAGTGCTGATGGCAAGGTATACACGCGCACCGGCGGCGGGTCTTACACGAACATCGGAACGTGGTGTACGCCCACCGCGCAGGCCTCCAACTACGAGGTCTATGTCACCGTGACCACAGGCTCACTTAGCTCTGGTACGTCTGGGTCGTGGCTGGCTCTGTCGTCAGATAGGACGTGGACGCGAACCGCCAATATCGGGTCGAACCAGCTCTGCATCTTCACTGCCCAGATCCGCCGGATCGGCTCGACTACCGTCATTGACAGCGCGACCATCACGCTCGAAGCCGACGCGCAATTCTAACGGAGGCAAGGCTGTGGCCGAAGAAATCGTAAAGATCAGGTCGGCCCCCGGCATCAAGCGGGACGGAACCCGGCTGGACGGCGACAATTACGTCGATGGTAAGTGGGTTCGCTTTCAGCGCGGGCTTCCGCGCAAGATGGGCGGGTACCGATCGATCAGCAAATACCTGCGCGGGGTTGTCCGCTCGCTGCACGAGTACACGCAGGACTTGGTGACCTACATCCACGCCGGGTCTGCGACGAACCTCGAGCGGTTCTTCATCGATGGTTCGTACAACACCAGCGTGATCTACGACCGCACGCCCGCGGCGCTGGCGCCCAGCGCCAGCAACATGTGGCAGTTCGATGTGGAGACCTCCGCCAGCGCCACCGGGCTGCAGCTCGTGGCGCAAGTCGCGCCGAACCTGTCGTGCATCTGCAACAGCGCCGGCGGCCAGCTGTTTTACGGCGATCTGCTTGGCACAGCCCCGCTGACTGAAGTCACCGCGCTGCCGGCCGGCGCCAGTCTCACTGGCGGCGTTGTCGCGCTGCACCCGTTCACGGTGGCCTTCGGCAACGATGGTTTCGTGATGTGGTCGCCCGACTGCGCGGATTTCACAGTGAGCGGCGCGGGCTACGCCTATGTGACCGGCCAGAAGATCGTGCGCGGTATGGCGATGCGCGGGGGCCCGGGCTCGAGCCCTTCTGGCCTGCTCTGGTCCGCCGACAGCGTCATTCGGATGACTTACACCGGCGGCACCGCGGGCTTCACCTTTGACACTATCTCAACCCAGTCGTCGATCCTCTCGTCGCAGGGTGTGATAGAATACGACGGGATCTTCTTCTGGCCGGGCGTCGACCGGTTCCTGATGTTCAATGGTGTGGTCCGCGAGATCGAGAACAACCTGAACCTGAACTTCTTCTACGACAACCTCAATCAGGCCCAGCGCCAGAAGGTGTTTGCCTACAAGGTTCCACGGTTTGGCGAGATCTGGTGGTGCTTCCCTACTGGTGACAGCACCGAACCCAATCACGCGGTGATCTACAACGTCCGCGAAAACACGTGGTACGACACGCCGCTGCCGGACGACAAGCGGTCCGCGGGGCTGTTCCCCGCGGTGTTTAGCAAGCCGCTCATGGCCAGCCCCGAACCGACGTACCTCTCCGGCGCCCGCCGCGTAACCGAGCAGTACTCGGCAAGCGCCGAGGGCGAAGCCAGCCTGCGTGCGAACTTCACTGCCGGCACGTACTCGACCTACGCGGTCAACGACGAAGGCGTCCGCATCACTGAGGCCGAAGAAAACGTCCGCGTCACCGAAGAGACCGGGCAGGCTCGCTACAAGTTCTGGGTGCACGAGGTCGGCACGGACCGGATCGACGGCATCGACATCCAGCCGATCCGCAGCTTCTTCGAGACCGCGGAGATTTCGCTGCCGGTGCAGACCGGGCAGAACAAAGCCCTGCAGGTCGCACTGGTCGAGCCTGACTTCGTACAGTCGGGGCCGCTAACTGTTTCGGTGCACGGAAGGGCCAACGCTCGAGCACCGGAAGTCAACAGCGACCCGCAGACGATCAGCGAGACGGCGAGCACGCCGCAGGAGCAGGTGGTCTTCTTTAAGACGCAGCGCCGTGAGCTGCGTTTCCGTTTTGAAAGCAACGCGGTTGGGGGCGACTACCAGATGGGTCTGGTCCTCGCGCATGTCCAACCGGGCGATGGGACTGTGCTTGGATGATCGATCCCCGAGGAATGACTTGGCAAGACTGGGCGAGTTCGGTTATACTCGCCGTCGGCGACGCATGGGCGTTTGGGACACCCCCAAGCGAAGATGGGTGGCAGGACTTTTCGGTTGGATTTGTACGCGCGTCACCCTTTACGCAGCGCATCCTTCCTGATCCATATCAGTTTTCGGATTGGCGCGACTGGGCAATGCGCGCTTACCCGATGCTCGAGGGCACAGGTTGATGGTGTACGCGACGAACTCTGCAGGCTATCAGGCCATCCCCACCGAGCAGCCGCTTGCCGAGGAATTGTACGCCGACGTCTCGCCGATCGACGCCGGCCTAGCCGCTCGCGCCAAGTCCGCAGCGCTGCGGGCCTACGCCGACGCCGCTGCCAAGAGTTTTGCTGGGCGGGGTGAGCTCAGCAGCGACCTCGAAGCGATCAACCAGCTCGAGGACTTCAACTACAGCCCGGCGGCCCTTGAGTACCTGCAGAACTACCAAAACGCGCTGACCGGGTACGCAGGTCCGTACAGCCTGTCGTCGATGGACCTGAATAAGTCGGGCCCGTACACCACGGCTGATCTTGAGCGGTACGCGGCGATGGGCGACCCGCTCAGCCGGATGTACGCCAACTTCAACCTTTCCGGCCAGAACGATGCGTGGGACGTAGGCAACCTTCAGTTCGCGCCGAACCAAAACTACCGCATCGTTGATCGATCCACCGGTGAAGTGCTGTATAGCGGCAAGGGGTACGAGGCCGGCGAGAAGATCTCTGGTATCGCCTCCGGCCTGTTCGGCAACAGTGGCAAAATGGCGGACTGGGCTATCGAGCAGCAGGGCCCGGAAGGTGGCGAGTGGGCGCAGCGCTACGAACACGATCCTGAGACCAGTGGTTTCAGCGACTTCCTGCTGGCAGCTGCGCCATTCGCCACGATGGGCCTGCTCTCCGGCCTTGGTGTTCTAGCGCCAGCTGCAGCCACTGGAAGCGCCCACGCCGGTATCGGCGCAACGATTGGGGCTGGTGGTCTGGCGAATGCCGCGCCGGGCTTGGCCACGCTGGGGGCTGGGACAGCCGCTGGCGCCGCCGGGCTGGCCGCGCCCACTCTGGGCGCCGGCGCGTTGGGCTCCTTGGCAGCGCCAATCACTGTCGTGGCTCCCGCCACCGGCGGCCTGAGCGCAACTGCACTCGGCGGGTTGGCCGCAGGGTCGACTGCGGCAGCTGGCGGCCTCGGTGGTTCAGCGACAAACTCCGCCGCGACCCAAGCTGTGCCCGATGAAATTGTCGTCGAAGCGCCGGCCAGCACGGTACCCGGTGGGCTGCCCGTGGACATCACGAGCGGAGCGCTTGCCGGTATAGGTGCCGGTGTTGGCGCGATCCCGCCCAACGCCGCCACCCCGACGGCACCCTCGTCTGGCGGGTTGGGCCTTGGGTTCAGCGACTATCTGCAGCTGGCGGGCCTCGGGCTCAGCGCGCTCGGCGGTGGTGGGGGCGGCTCAGGCTCGGCCGGTAAAATCCCCGGCGGCGCATTCGGGTCGCTTAATCCGCTCTTCAGCAAGACCCTGCCGCAGGCCAATCTCCCGGGCGCTGGGGATCTGACCCCTCGCACCATGCCGGTGCAGGATTGGAACACCTACGCCATGCGCCCTGAGCAGAGCTTCTTCAACTATGTGCCGCAGAACCCTCAGGGCTTCGCAGACGGCGGCGGGGTTGAAGGGCCGGGCACTGGGCGAAGCGATAGCATCCCGGCGGTGCTGTCCGATGGGGAGTACGTCATCGACGCCGAGACTGTCGCGCTGCTGGGTGATGGCTCGCCTAAAGCCGGCGCCGACCGCCTCGACAATTTCCGCGTCAACATCCGCAAACACAAGGGCCGCGATCTCAGCCGGGGCAAAATCAGCCCCGACGCCAAGCGCCCGGAACAATACTTCTCCGGAGGACTGGCCTAATGGCTCTCAGCGATTTCATCACTTCGGGCACGTCGATCCCCACCGGGTCGGCGCTGACGGCTGTCACCAACCAGACGATCTTGCCCGACTGGTACACCAACGCCGCCATGCAGACGCTGGCGAACCAGAACGCCGCCGGCGCCAAGCCGTACACGCCGTATCAGGGCCCGCGCGTCGCCGGCTTCACGCCCGGGCAGCAGCAGGGCTTCGGGCTCACCAACAACGCTGCCACGGCCTACATCCCGGGGCTTGCTGCGGCTACTGGACAGAACACCGCTGCGATGTCCTCTCCGGGGGCGTTGGCCACCGCTTCGCCGTATCTGGCGCAGGCCGGGCAGACCAGCGTGTCGAACATCGGGCAGTACATGAACCCGTACAACGAGCAGGTCGTCAGCCGCATCGCGGATCTCGGCGCTCGAAACCTGCGTGAAAGTATCATGCCCTCGATCGAGAGCAAGTACATCAGCGCCGGGCAGCTGGGCTTCGGGCCGCGCGGCGGGTCCGGTACGCCTTCTGGCATGCTGACCGATACGGCACGCGCCGTGCGGGACGTCAGCGATGATGTGCTGGCCCGCCAGAGCGAAGCCCTGCAGAGCGGGTATAACACTGCCGCGGGTCTGGCGGGTTCGGATCTCGCGCGCCAGCTGTCGATTGGCTCCGCTGCCGGCAACCTTGCGGCGCAGCAGACCGGCCAGATGACCAGCACTGCGGGGCAGGCTGCGGAGCTCGCAGGCCTCGCCCAGCAGTACGGTCTGACCGGCGCTGGCGCGGTAACCGGCGTAGGCCAGCAGCAGCAGCAGCTCAACCAGCAGAACCTCGACGTAGCCTACGGCGACTTCCTGCGCCAGCAGGGCTACCCGCAGGAGCAGATCAACAACATGCTCAACACGCTCAAGGGTCTGCAAGGCGCGGTTCCGACCGCAACTCAGCAGGAAGGTATCGTGCCAAGCGGCCAGCCGGCCCAGTACGCCCCCAGCACCGCCGCCACGATCGGCGGCATCCTCGCCGGTATCGGCGGCATCCTGAGCAAGTAGGCCCGTCACATGCCCCGTATGACTTTCCAAGAGTTCCTGCCTTACCTTCTCAGCAAGGGTATCCAGACCGTCGGTCCGGAAGCCGAGGCGCTGCGGGTGCGTGAAGGCATCCAAGTGGACGGCATGCCGGACATCCCGCAAATGCGGGGAGAGCTCCCGCCGCTGCCCGGCCAGCAGCCGGTGTACGGCCAGCCGGCTCAGCAGGGCGGTTTGAGCGCGGCTCCACAGCCTGCGCCCCAGCCTGCGCCCCAGCCTGCGCCGCAACCGGGCGGCCTCCAGAGCATGGATTTCTGGGAGCCTTGGCGGCAGGCATATACCGAAAGCCAAGAACTCTCGAAGCAGGCCTCGGACATGCGCCGCAGGCAGTTTGAGGAGAGCGCCCAAGCTATCCGCCAGCAGCGTTTCGGCCCGACGCAGCGCGAGCAGCTGTTCGCCCTGTCTGCCGCCCTGCTGCAGCCCACATCGCGGCCCGGTTTTGGCGGCGCGGCGGCCAACGTCATGCCTGTGCTGGCAGACCTTGCCCGCCAGCGGCGCGAGGGCGAGCAGAGCCGCGAGCAGCGCCTCATGGAGCTGACCAACCGCTACGGTCTGGAAGATCTGGAGAACCGCCGCGCCTCCGTCAAGGATCGCATGGATCTGTTGAAAGTTGGCGCGCAATTGGCTAAACCGGCTAAAGCTCCGGATTTGGGCACGTGGTCCGAAAACCTCGGACGCTTCATTCCCAAGGACCGCCCGGTGGTGGTCGGAACGGGCACCTTGCAGGGCAAGCGCACCGATAAAATGTCGGATGGCAGCCTCCGAGTGTACGAGGGCAACGGCAAGTACAAAACTTACGACGCGGGCGGCAACCTGATCGGCGAAGGGAACTGACATTGGCGCAAGACCGTATCGATCCGAACGCCATCCAGTGGTCCGGCCCCGGGGCCGCGAAAGAGAGCCTCGAAACCCGTAAGGGCGAGGCCACCATCCGCGCGTCTGACGTATCCGCGTCCCGCACCGCGGCGCTGACCCCAGCGGATGTCCGCAAGGCGAACACGGAAGCCGAAATCGCCGAACTGACCCTTGACGAAGCTCGAGCTAAGAAGCTCGAACGCGAGCGCACCCGCGGTCTGGTCGATCAGGCTAAGGCGGCGACGCGCCGCAAGCTGCTCAACGTGATCGCTAACGCGGCAGAGGCCAAGCGCATCTCGCAGGGCGGCATGTTCGCGTCGGGGTTCGGCGCGGGGGTGACTGGGCAGGTCGGCGGAACGCCTGCCAGCGAGCTCGCCTCGAAGATCAGCACCATCCGCGCTAACAGCGCGTTCAAGGAAATCCAAGAACTCGAAAAGGCCGGTATCAAGCTGACCCCGATCAGCAACATCGACATCGATCTGCTGGGGCAGACTATCGCGAACGTTGACCCGACCAAGGGCACGCCGCGCGGTTTCCAGAACCGCATGGACACTGTGATTTCGGATTTCGGCCGAGCCTACCTTGAGCTTGGCGGCAACCCCGCCGAGATCAATAAGCAGTACGAAATCGTGGCGGGCCAGCCTCTGCCGCAGGGCCTTCTGCCCAAGGATTTCCTGACCGAGCTGCAGAGCCGCGAGCCAAAGGGCGAAGCCGTGCCGCCGCAGCCCGGTGAGGTTCAGGCGGAACCGGTAACCGAGTTGAAGGCTGGCGCCGGCGAAAAGTACGTCGCCGAACAGGACAAGCGCGCCGCCGCCGAGCTGCAGCAGCTTTACGACAGCGGTGCCAGTCGTGACGCGCTGCTGGCTGCCGCCAAGGAACTTGGCGTGGAGGTCACCCCGCAGGACGTCGACGCGCTCATCCAGTACCGCGAGACGCAGGGCCGGGGTGGGCGGTTCGCCCCGACGGAGCGCGAGCGCCCGCTGAGCGAGCAGATTATCGGCGCGGTGGCCGAGAGCCCGTTTGGCGCGTACGCGATCGAGGCGGGCTCGGGGCTGACCGGCGGCCTGACCGACGAGCTCGTCGGGTTGGTCGGCGGTGAGGAGGCGGCCAAAGAGGCCCGCTTTGCTCGCCAGTTCTCGCAGACCGAGAGCCCGGTCGCCTCGCTGCTCGGCGGTATCACGGGCGGCACGCTGGCCTCGATCCCCGCGATCGGCGCAGTTCGCGCCATCGCCCCGGGCATGGCCGCGACGCGCGCCGCCCTCGCTGGCGAGGCCGCGCTCGGCGCAGTAACCGGCACTGGTGAAGCCGACGAAGACAGCCGGCTCCTCGGTGCGGTGAAGGGCGCTACGCTCGGCGCCGTGGCGGGCGCAGCCCCCGGCGCGATCGGCCGCGTCATGGCCCCTCGCACCCCCGAGGCAGTCACCGCCATGCGCAAGGCCGGGGTAGACATGTCGGTCGGACAGACGCTCGGCGTGCCGGGTGCTGAGGCGTCGCTGGCTGGTGTTCTGCCGGGCGGCGGCGACATTACTCTCCGCGCGCAGCGCAAGGCCTTCGAGGGCTTTCAGGACGCCTACATCAACGATGCCTTGAGCAACCTCGGCATCAAGCTGCCGGAAGGCCTGAAGCCGACCAAGCGTTTCGAGGTGGCCCAGAAGGCTTTCGACGACGCGTACGAAGCCGCGCGCAGCCAGATGCAGGTTGTGCCGGATGCGGCGATGCGCAACGATATTCTCGCCTTCCGCCAACGTCTGGCGGGCGACGAGTTTTCGGCAGACACCGCCAAGCGCCTCGACAAGCTGCTGAAGGACCAGCTGCAGCTGCGCATTCAGGGCCCTCTGTCCGGCGATGGCTACAAGTCCCTGTCGAGCCTGCTTGGCAAGCGCCGGGCGGCTTTCGCAAAGCAGGGCAATGCCGAAATGGCCGACGGTGTGGCGGAGCTGCAGCGGATTGTTGACGCGAACGCGCGCCGCCACTCTCCGCCGGAAGCCGTAACGCTGATGGACAGCGCGGACCGTGGCTACGGCATCCTGACCCGGGCGGAAGAAGCCGCTCGCAACCTCGGGAATGCGCCGGGCGAGTTCACTCCGCAGCAGGCAGTAGCCGCCGCGCGCAAGGGCGACATCTCTGCGCGCAACCGCGCATTTGTGCGGGGTGAGGCCCGGGGGCAGGAGCTGGCCGAGCAGGGCGTGGAAGCCCTTGGCAGCGCGCCGCCGGCAGACGTGTCGCGGATCGAGCGCGGGCTTGGCTTTTCCGGAAGCGTTGTCGGCGCGCCGCTCACTATCCCGGCGAACATCGCCATGGGCCTAGCTAACGCTCCCGGCATCCGACCCATGCTTAACACCGCCATCGCCGGACAGCGCCCGAAGGCTGTGCGGGACTTGGCGGAGTTGATCCGTAACAACCCGCAGTACGCCGCCGCGCCCGCTGGCGGGATGGCCCGAGCGTCGCTGGCCGACCGCCCGGCCGACATCAACGAGCTGCGCCGCAGGTACGGCTATGGCGGCGCAGAACAGCTGCCTGACGTCCGCGAAGCAACGCCCAACGTGCCGCTCCTACCGGGCGAGAAGTACGATCCTACCACGAACGAGATCATCACGGTCTCGGGCGAGCGTATCCCCGCCCCGGTCGCAAAGGCCCGTGGCGGCCGCATCCGGAGGTAAGCGTGGCCCGCAAGAAAGTGACTAACCCGTTTGTCGCCGGTATCCGCGGGTTGACTGGCGGCGAGCCGCGCGTCAGCGACAAGGAGCTGCGCGAGGCTCTCGACGTCCGGCGCAAGTCGAAGAAACCGGTGGCGCAGACCGGCGCAACGGCGCGCTCGGGCTATGACCCACTCTCGGACCGCGCATTCCGCGCCCTCGGGCGTGTCACCGGCAGCGACCAGCTGGTGCGCAATCTGCGCGACATCGACGAAAACCTGATTGGTATCGGCGCGGCTGAACAGGGCGCCTTCAACATCGGGCGCGGTGAAGGCGGCATCGGCGATGCGCTTAACGTGGCTCTGACGCTCCCGGGCGCTGGTCTGGCGGCAAAGCCCTTCGCTCGTGCAGGCAAGTCGCTGGCCGCCAAGGTTGGCGACACCGCGGCCGGGCGCTACCTCACCGAAGCCCGCCCGTTGGTGGGCGCCGCGGATGAAGCTATCAACCCGGCGACGCTGAACATCGGCCTCGAACCTTCGTCGAAAATCGGCGGTCCGGCCATCAGCGAGCAGGAAGCGCTCAGCGCCGTCCGCCGCATGGGCCGCGAGCCCCAGAACTTCCGCGTCGTCCCGTCGAGCTCCGAGCCGACGCTGGTGGCCGACATCGAGCCGCCGCTGTCCGCGAGGGAAGTCTACGACCTGAGCGAGCAGCTGCGGCAGGACGCCATCGCGCAGCGCCTCCCGTCGCAAGGCACCGAGGCTGGCATGTTGGCCGGCCCCCGCGCGCAGGATTGGGGCGGCGAGTTCAACCCCGCGTACTTTACCATGCAGGGCGGAGACACGCTCGGCGCCGGAGTGCTGACCGACCAGTTCCGCGCAGGCGCGCCGGTATCGGACATCCTCGAAACCGCCGGCCGCTGGGGCATCGAAGTCGACCCCGTCGCGCTATCGGTGAACACCCGGCTGCGCGACGCAGCGTTGGAGGGAGGCGAGGCGCTGCCCGAGAGCCTTGGCGTCTTCACTGGACGCACCGTGCCAGCCAACCCGGAAGCGCTGCAGGCCTACCGCGAAGCCCAGCGCCAGCTGGCCGAGCGCCGCGTCGCTGAGAACTACCTGTCTGGCGGACGGCGGACACAGGCCGACATCGACCTGTTCTCTGGCGTGCTGAGCCAGCTCCCCGAGGAGGAGACGCTGCTGCGCACGCTGCGCGAGGGCGAGCTGCCGATGATCGGCATGGCCCCCGAGCGCGCTGGTGCGGGCGGGCGGGGCGTGCACATCAGCACCCAGCCGGGGCTGTCGACGCTCGACCCGAGCTACTACGGCACCGGGCACCGGGGCGAGGAGTACGCCAGCACGGTGCGCGAGGGGCTGCCGAACCGCACCTACATGTACGTCGGGCCGGAAGGCACCGTCGAACCTGAACTCTCGGTCATGGGCGTTATCGGCGAGGAAATGCGCCGTGGGCCGCGCTACGCCTACACCGCTGAGCTGAAAGACCTGTACGACGTCAACGCCGACCCCGAGCAGCTCGTCCGCATGGCGCAGGCCTACAATCTGCCGTTCTACAAGCCCACGCTCCCGTGGTGGGCCGTCGACAGCGACATGGTTGCTGGCTCTCAGGGTATCGGCGGCGGCCGCGCGATCCCCGATATGGAGCGGTGGATCAAGGAGCGGGGCTACCCGGGTTACATCAGCGACTTTGGTGGCGGGCGCGCCGCCGCGCTGTACGGCCCGACCGACGTCGTGCCGATCGATGAGGAGCCGATCGCCGATTGGCGCCGCAAGTTCGCCGTAGGGGGCCGGGTGTGAGCATCAAGAAAGAGATCGTCGAGTTCGCTGTCAAGCAGTTCGGCAAGAAGGCCGCCACCAAGTCCGGCAAGGAAGCGCTGGAGGAGATCGTCGCCCGAGGCATGCCGGCCGAGGCGCTGGCGGTTAAACCCAAGGCGCCCCGCAAGCCCAAGCCGAAGGCTGAGACGCCTCCGGCGCCGGGCGCGCGGCGCGTATACCCGGCGGCCAAGGGCGTAGACCCCCGCATCGAGAAGCGCAAAGGCGAGGCCCCCAAGGTCGCAAGTCTGGCGGTCGACGTCACGGACGAAATCGCCGAGCCGCCGATGCTCAGCGTGTTCGATCTGGAAGGCAAGCCGGTCATCACTTCGATGTCGGACCAGTCCGCTGGCGGCCGCCGCGTTACCCGCATCCGCGATGTACCCTTTGAGGAAGGTTATGACCTGCCCGGCGGGCAGGACTTCATGTTCGCGGCGCCGGACGCGGTGTGGGCCGCTGACCGGGGCAACGCGTACAGCCACATGGCGCTGGCTAAGCAGATGCGCCGCGACACGGGTGAAGACCCGCTGTTCATGCCATGGGTTATGGGCCCGACGTCGTCAGCATTCTCGCACATCCCGCGCGGCCTGATGCTGCGCTACGCCGCCGAAGCCATGCCGGCCAAGACCCAGAAGCGCCTGTCCAAGGAGATTTCCGCGATCATCCCGGGCTTCAAGTCGCTGGATGACCCGGAGAGCGCTCAGGCCTTTCTGGGGGCCACGGGTAAGGCGCGCGGCGCGCTCAACAAGCTGATGGACCGCTACCGCACACAGGGCGGTCTCGGCATGGGCGAGGCCATCACCGCGACCAACGACCCGGCGCAGGCCGGGCTGCCGCTCACCTCGCTGCGCAACGTAGGAACGATCTCGGCGAAGTCGGACGTGGCGCCGTCGGCCCACCCATCGTACAACACGGCGATCCCGGGCGAGGGTATTGGACGTCTGCGCGAGCCTGTGGGCGCGCTGGACTTCTTGCCCGAGCTGCGGCGCAGCGACGACCCGTTCGACTTCCCGGTGGGTGTCGTCCCGGGCGAGAGCTCGCCGCTGCGGGCGCTGCAGATGAAGCCCCGGGGCTTTGTGGTCGACGACAAGATGCTCCGCGCCATCGCCGACCGCCTCGGGCTCAAGCGCGGCGGGCGCGTGAAGCGTCAGCGCCCCGCCAACCGTGCTTCAGCCAGCAGCGCCGCATAGGCGATCAAGTCCTCGTGGCTGTCGCGGTGCGGCTCCTTGCGAGACGCCGCCCGCACAGCCTTGAGCAGGCACATCAACAGCCAGCCTTCGCTTTCGGTCAGGTCGCGCCCGGTGACGGCGTTGAACGCCGCGACGGTCTTGCCCATCGACCGCTCGCCTTCTGGTTCGTCGTAGGTCTTGCCGCGCTCGTGCATCAGCGCGGCGGCTCGGCCGAGCAACTCGGGGGCTTTGACCGCTGGGCCTTCGGCATCGAACGGCAGCTCGGCGCAGCACGCCCGAGCGGATAGCTCGTCGTGAAAGCTATTAAAGCATACGCCGCACTTGAATAGGCTCATTTCTTTCTCCTCTGCATGTATTCGAGCACCGCATCCTGCACGCTGCGCTTGCCAGCCAGCCGATCCAGTGCGACTTGGTCGAAGGTGTCCTCGGCCACGATGTGGTACAGGTAGACCGGGCGGTCGTAGCCGGACTGCTTCTGGCGCAGGGGGCCGATCCGCTCGATCACCTGCATGTAGTGCTCGAGGTTGAACGTCAAGCCGAAGAACGCGAGGATGTTGCCCCCGTCCTGCAGGTTCAGTCCGTGCCCGGCCGACGCTGGGTGCACCACCAGCATGGGTATCTTGCCTGCATTCCACGCACGAACGTCCGCCGCGCCCTCCAGACGCTTGGCCTGCTTGAACCGCTTGAGGATGCGCTCCGCCTCGTGCGTGTAGGCGTAGGACACCAACACCGGCATGCCGTTGGCCTCCTCGACGATGCTCTCCAGCGCGTCGAGTTTCGCGTCGTGCAACCGCTGCCACACAGCGCCGCCTTCCTCGAACACCGCGCCGCTGGCGATCTGCATGCACTTCCCAAGCCGCACCGCGGCGTTCGCCGCCTCGATCTCCAGTGCGACGACCCCGGCGATCTCGATCTCGGCAAACAGGTCTCGCTCGACGGCGTCGTACGCCTCGCGCACGGCGGGCGGCAGCTTGACCGGAACGGCGACGCTTATCGGCTCATCGACCTGCAGGCTCTTGACCGTCAGGTAGATGTCCGAAATCGCGTTCATGATTTCCGACTGCGAGTGCTCGTACGGCACGAGGCTGTACCCGTCGTAGCCCTTGCGGAACCAGCGCTGCTCGAAGGCGCTGAAGGTCTTGCCGAGCCGCGCGCCCTTGTCGATGAACCACGTCTGGCCCCACAGGTCTTTGACGCCGTTCGGTGCGGGGGTGCCGGTCAGACCGATGAAGCGGCCGACCTCGGTATGCGCCACCTTGCCGAGTGCGCCGGCGCGCTTGCCGCCCTGCCGCAGGCGGAAAGACTTGAGCTTGGTCAGCTCGTCCGCCACCACCGTGCGGAACGGCCAGTCGTCGCCGACGTGCTCGACCAGCCAGTCGAGGTTGTCGTAGGCCATGCAGTACAGGTCAGCGGGCCGTTGCAGCGCCAGCTCGCGCTCGCGCCGGGAACCGGACACCACCGACACGCGCAGGTGCTCGAGGTGCCCCCAGCGCCCCGGTTCGCCGGGCCAAGTGGTTTCTATGACGCGCTTGGGACCGAGCACGAGGGCGGGGAACGCAGGTTCGGCCATGTCAGCGTCCACGAGGTGTGTGAGGGTGGTAACTGTCTTACCCCCGCCCATAGCAAGCCACAGCCCGCAACGCCGGCGCTTGGCGAGAAAACTGAGGCAGGCGTGCTGGTAGTCGTGAAGGTTGTTTCTATCGAGCACGCAGCCCCCTAAGGTAAATCTTTACGGCGTCGCGCGTCAAACCGAGGGCATCTGCAACTTGCCGCTGACTTAGCGCCGTTTCGGTGTAAAGCGCTTTGGCTTTGGCGATCGTGCACTCCGACACCCGCGACGAGGACCGATTGCGGGCCTGTGTCTGATAAGTAGCCCAACGAATGTTGCCGGGGGCGTAGTCCCCGTCGTTGTCCACACGGTCAACGGTCAGGCCCGGAGAGTAGCCAGCCGACAGGTCTTCCGCGTAGTTCCGAAACACGCGCCAGCGCTGACAAACCTTTATCCCGCGCCCACCGTAGCGATAAAACCGATTATCTTCCGCGTTGTAGCACCGGGACATCATGCGCAGCCAACGGGTGTACAGTGGGTGCGAGGAGTCCCCGTGCTTGGTTGCCACCGCGCGCATGTTGCTGGCCCGCCGGCACCCGCAAGATTTCGTTTTTCCGCTTCGCAAGCGAGACGCCACAACCTTCGTGCGGTTGCCGCAGCTGCACGCACACAGGTATTGCGCCCGCCGACCTTGGTTCTCTACGCGCTCTAAAACGGTTAGCTGGCTGAATGTTTCGCCTATCATAGTGCGCCCTATTTACATTAACACCCACAGGCGTCAACAATTTGGTCACAGACCCAACAGCTCCACGACGAACAGGCCTATCGCTATGCCGATTGCGGCGGACCAACTATAGAGGGTCAGGATGCCGACGCGCATCCAGATGGTTGGTTTCGGGCTGTCGGCATCGTCCATCCAGACGCAGATGCCGGCGAGAACACCCAAAATCAGGGCAGCGTAGATAGCGTACGTCATGGCCGGATCTCCTCAGAAAAGCCAAGCAACCAAGCAGGCGACACGTTAAGCGTTTCGGCCAAGGTATCGACCAGCGGCAGGGTGGGAGAGTGGCGCTCGCCCGAGATAAGGCGGCGGATATGGGACTGCGCGTAGCCTGCCTTGCGGCATATCGCCGCGCGGCTGCGCGGGTCGGCGTCCATAGCCAGAGCGAGGCGTTCGCGAAACGCTGCGAGCATAGTCATCGGTATCTCCTAGTTGCTGATTTGGTAGCCTTGGCATATGCAAAATCAGATTGCAACCCTATTCCGCACTTCCTCTACGATCCGGTCGATGTCGGCCTTCGTCCGTGCGGTGTAGACCGGCAGCCCTGCGTCCCGCATGCGGTCCACCTCGCGCTGCTGCAATGCGCTGTACCGGTCCTTGTAGTCGCCATCCTCCGCCTTGATCTCGATCAGTGCGAGGGCGGGCCAGCGCCACCACACAAGGCAGTCCGGGCAGCCCCGGCGGCTCTCGTACCGGACCTTCCGGTACACGCCGCCGGTGGCCTGCGCCCGGGCCTTGAGGTAGGCCTGCAGCTTGCCTGCGGGGGTCACCGCGCGCTGAACTGGCCGTAGCGGAACGCCGCTTGCACGGCGCGGGCCTGCGCCTTGGCGTCGTCAAGCGCGTTGTGATGGACGTCGCTGCGCTGACGCTCCGGCTTGCGGTTGGCCATAGACAGCACGGTGCGGCAGCAGCGGACATCCCAGAACTTCCACGGTGCCTCGAGCAGGCACGCCTCGTACGCGGCTTCCAACAGCACCGGGTCGAACGACGCGCCGTGGCCCCAGACGTACTGCCCGCCGACACCCTCGAACCACTTGGTGAAACGCTGCATGGCTTCTCCGATGCCCACCTGATCGGCCTGCAACGCAGCGCTGGCGGCTTCGCTCTGCTCGGACCACCATTGCACAGTGCGCGGATCGCGGACCAGACCAATAGCTTCGCAGGATGCGTCGCTGATATTGCAGTAGAATTCCGCGCCCAGCGGCGCAGTCGGCTTGTCGGGGTTGAACACGACCGCGCCAATCGAGCGGATCGCGCTGCCCGCGCGCGTGCCCCAAGTTTCCAGATCGAGCATGATGTGCTGCATTGTAGTCTCCTCAGTCTTTCTTGTATCGATCGGCGGTGAACCCAGCGGCGGCCAGCGGCAGCCCGGTGTTCCAGCTGTCATTCGTGGCCATTAGACCGGCCAGAACTTCATGCGTCAGCCC